TTGCTTGACTAACCGGGTGAACCCATGAACTCTGAATGTCCCGCCTGTGGCGTCCTCGTCGATGACTCTGAAGTGGAGGAAGCCGATACCGACGACTCGGCCAAGTGCCCTGAATGCGGCGTCATGTCGCCCCTTGGTGACTGGGTTGAATGATGCGTTTTCTGATCTGCACCTCTGAAGCCACGCCATGCCCGGTTGACGCGCAAGTCTGGAGCACCACGGCTGAAATTCTTGACCCGGCGCAATTTGGCGTCAGTACGGCTGAAATTGCCAAAGTGTATGGATGGGGTTTCGGCGCGGTCATCTTGATGTTTTTCTTGGGCTACCAACTCGGCTGCGCCCTGGGCCTCATCAAGCGCATTT